ATGGGTGATGGTGAAGAATCATTCTTTGCTAATTTAATTAGATATGCACCAGATCCATATACTATTCCTCCCACACCGCAAAATGCAATTGATTTAATTTCAGGTGTTGGTCTAAAATGGCGTTATATGTGGGAAGGTTTGAAATTTACAAATGGAGCAGGTAGCTCATACTGGATAGCAATGGAATTATGGGAATCAGATCCAACAAATATGTCAACTGGTACGGGACCAAATGATACATGGGCCATTAATTTAAATGAACGTACTGCTGGGCTTGGTGATCCAGATTATTATCCTCCTGGATGGTTTGCTAATGGGCTCGGTAGTTCATTTAAATATAGACCAATTGGGTGCAATACTATAATACCAGACACCAATGGTGCTACAATAGCTCATATTGTAAAAATGTATAAAACTACTGCAGAAAGACTTGCCCTTGAAGGTGGTATTACTATGCCACCAGAATTAAGAGGAAAAGTATTGTATTACTTTAGTGCCGAAAACGTAGTGGATGGGAGCTGCTAATGCCAAAGCGTGGAAAGATTGTAACTCTTGGAGCAAATGTTTTAAATATACCACAAGGAAATTTTGGTGCAAGGGGAGAATATGTCTGTGCAAACGCTCAAATTGTACAGGGTTTAACTGCAACACCAACATCATTAGAAGAATGTTTTTCTAAATTTCCTGGTATATCAGGAATTGCAGCTGCTGTTGGTGTTACTGGATCGGCGTCTCTGTGGTCTTTTCCGGGTGTTACCAGTGGTCCCACTGGTCTTACTTATCCTTTAGACATATATCTTGGTACTGCTTCAAATGAATGCAAAGAAATAAAAGATAATGCTAAGCTTGGTCCTGATTTTTTTGGTTGTTTATGGGGAATACCGGAAGCTCCATACAATTGCAGCTGTCCCGAATTAGGCCCTAAATTTGAAGCATATTTAAAACATAGATTAAATGTGGCAACATTTTGGTATACTCCAAAGGCGACTCCAGTTAAAAGAAAAGAATTTTTGGATGCTTTAAAATATGCAAAAAAATTAACAATTAATATTGCTGGTGACTACTCAATAAGAGTTGGTAATTTTGTTGAAGTTTTAGCAAACAACATAAGTGGATATCCATATTATGCAGGTAGTTCTGTCATAAATGGAATATATTGGGTTCTTGGAGTAAAACATGTATTTACAAATTCTGGTACGCATGAAACTGTACTTACATTATCCGATATTTTACCATCAACCTCAGTTGCCCCGAGTTCTACGACAACATCACCTCCTACAGTTCCCGGTTGGAATCCTAATTTGAATATTCCAAATAATCCAAATGATTGGAATGATCCATTTTTCCCTAATAATTCTGGAGACCAGATCTGGTCATAATGTATAAATAAATTAGAATGCGAACAAAAGATTTTTCAATATTATTAGAAAAAGTATCAACTACAAACGCTAAAAAAGATCTAGCATATGTTGATGGTACAAATTCTATAGTTCAACAAATTGAAAATGTATTAAGAACTAATAAGGGTGAAAATATTTCAAATATGAGTTTTGGTGCAAATATTAAAGATTATACTTATGACATTGCTGTTAATAGACAAATAATTACGAGCACATTAAAATCAGTAATTAAATCTTCAATAAGAAAAATTTTTGATGTCTATGTTAGTGTTAATTACTATTCCGATACAGTAATAATATTTGATATTAAATTTTCAACAGAAATATCAATGAATGCTCAAAATAAATCATCCTGTCAAATAGAAATACCATTATCATGACATATAATTTAAAAACTTTAAATGTTGCTTCTTTGGATTTTGAAGATATTAAAAATTCATTGATTTCTTTTTTAGAAGTTCAACCTGGTTTAACTGATATTGATTTTAGAAATGAAGCAAGTACAGCGAATTTATTAATTAATATTCTATCAACTGCAACTGCTTATAATGGTATATATTCACAATTTGGATTTACAGAATCATTTTTATCAACAGCAACATTACTAGAATCTGTAATATCGATTGCTTCAAATCATTCAATTGTTGTTCCACTCGTAAAATCTGCAAGCGTAAAGGTTTCTACCCGTGCATATCTTCAAGATTATCAATCCTATTCAGCTACTGCAACAGATGGAAGTAATGTTAACTTTTACGTTGTTGATGGAACACCAACTACAGGACTAACTTCAGCAAAAGAATTGTATCTGTATGCTGGGTCGGATGTGCAAACATTTAGCAATTATGATTTTGTAAGTCAATCGATACTTTTACCATATAATATTGATCCAGATACAATATCTTTTTATGTTATTCCCGATTCTTTAAATAAATCTGAAAAAGTAAAATGGACTCGTGTTAGCAAAGGTAACATGACTACCAATACAAATAATAATTATTTTACTGTTACAAATTCTTCGAATGGTTATCTTGTTACTAATAATTTTTCAAATGCAAATACAGTTCCTACTTCCAAATCTGTTATAGTTCGGGCAGTAACTGCAAACGGAACAAGTGGAAATAATGCAGTATTAGCTGACCCAAATAATAATTTTGATCTTATTGGTACTCCTGGTGGCGGTTATAATACTATATCTTTAGATACTGCTAAAGCAAAACTACTTTTTGAATTGAACTATGATCGTTGTGTAACTCTTAAAGATTTTAGTAATGCTATAGTTGGATCTGGTATTGAAGGAACTTCGGACTCAGATATGGTCTATGTAAGAAACGGCGATATTTCCGGATCTGTTAATGTTTATGTAACTGATATATCTACTTCAGCTCAAGTTGCACTTATGGAATATCTACAAGCAAAAGCTGTTGCAGGAATTATGGTGGTTTACGGATTATGATTCCACTATTTTTTAACAGATTACCAGTTAGTGTTGCTCAAAAAGTAGATTTGCTTTTTAAAAAAGCTCTACAACAATATGGCTCCGAACTCTATAATGTTGGAAAAGATAAATTTATTGGTGATAATCTAACAGTTGAGTCATTATTTCCTGAATGGATATTGCAAGCATATAGTAATAATACATCCAATGTTACAATTGTTCCTATTGTAAAACAATATCTTCGTTGGCTGTATAGCATGAAATATGGATATGGTGCATATATTCCATGGGAAACTTTAAGAAGTCCAGTATTTATGCCAACCGAACTATTACAAGGTTTGGCAGAATTATATTTTCCCGGAGAAGATTTTTCATCTGATGAACTTTCGGATATTCTTCCAAATATTCCAAAATTTTCTATACAAGTAGACTATCAATACTTTGGAAAAAAGGGAACTCCAGATGGAATTCATTATGTATTGACAACTTTAATGGGTTATAGTTATACAACTACTAAAGTTATTAGTTTTAGCAATACAATAATAAAAATTATTGGAAATATTTCAGAAAATCATAAAGGTTTTATAGAAAGAAATGTCATACCAGCAGGAGTATTAGTTATATATGAGGCTCCATAATGTTAAAAAAGATTGTTTCGTTTGCCATGGCGATTGCCTCGCGTGGATTTAACAACTATAAAACTGATCTAGTAACAAAACAATTAAGGTATACTTCTTGCTATGGAAATGGCATGATACCACCTTGTAAATTTTTAAAAAAAAGTAGAGATTCAGATCACTATTATTGTGGAAAATGTGGATGTGGAGATCACAAACATACATGGCTCATAAGAGATCCAGGTGAATATTGTAAACTTGATTATCCTAAAATCGATTGCCCTTTAAAAATGCCTGGATTTAGCAATTATGATCCGAGCTTCTATGATAAAGAAGATGGTAATAGAAAACGTGATATTGAAAATTTAGATCCAGCATCTGTCCAACTAGTACAGTTAACTGTAAATAATAGTGAAGAGAATCAGCGTTTATTTGAAAAACTGAATAACATTATGAAAAATACATAAATATTTTCATGGCCATTACAACCCGTCAAAATTTTATAGATTATTGCTATAGATCCCTCGGTGCCCCTGTTATTCAGGTAAACATAGATCCTACTCAAGCTGAAGATCGTCTTGACGAAGCACTGGAATATATGTATGAAAGACACTTTGATTTTAATCAACGTGCTTTATTTGCATATAGAATAACAGAAGCAGATAGGGCTAACAGATATTTTGATACAACTCAATTTGGACCAGCTCTTGGTGCACAGATCAAAACAGATGAAGATGGCAATACTGGTTACTGGCCCCTAGCAACAGACATTCGTACAATTACAAAAGTATATGCACCAAGTGATATTGTTGGTGATTATATGTTTGATTTACGTTATCAAATGACATTGTTTGATTTCTTTGGATTGTATTTTAATCAATCTGGTGCTCCACAAGGACCAATGGCTGCATACATGGAGGGTATGAGTTATATCAAATTAGTTAATGATGTATTCAACTACCCAACATCATTTACATACACAAGAACAACCGATAGACTTTTTTTGGATACCGAACACAGTAAACTTCCCGCAGGAGCATATTTGATGGTGGAAGCATATGTTCAAATTGATACCAGCCAATATAATAAAGTTTGGAATGATAGAGTTTTCAAACGGTATTATACTGCACTATTGAAAAAACAATGGGCTCAAAATTTGTTAAAGTTTGCAGGAGTTCCTTTGCCCGGTGGAGCACAGTTAAATGCAGCGGCGATGATGACAGAAGCCATTACTGAACTAAATGCCATTGAACAACAGCTCGTAAAGACGCAAGAACTGCCCCCAGATCCACTAATAGGTTAAAATGGCGACAAACCCATATATATCAAATTACAGCAATAAAGGCGAACAGGATCTGGCCGAAGGTATTACTATAGAAATAATACAGGCAATGGGTCAGGATTGTATATATGTTCCAAGAGAATATTTTTCAATAGATAAAATTTTTGGTGAAGATCCAGGATCTTCATTTACGGAATCTTATACACTAGAAATGTATTTGATGAATTATAAAGGATTTGATGGCACTGATGTAATAACACAGTTTGGTATTGAGATCAAAGATAAAGTTACTTTACTTTTTGCAAGAAAAAGATTTTCACAAGAAGTAACTGCATATCAACCATCTGTAACTAGACCAAGAGAAGGTGATTTAATTTACTTTCCCCTTTCAAAATCTTTGTTTGAAATAAACTTTGTAGAACATGAAAATCCTCTTTATCCTTTTGGAAAACTTTATTCCTATATGATAACTGCAGAATTGTTCACGTATAGCTATGAGAATGTTCAAACAAATAATCAAACAATTGATTCAATAATTTCTCAAACTCGTGGGCTCTCTGGTTCTCAAATTATACCACTCAATATAAATATTGGTACTACTGCTGGTGTAAATGATGTTTTACAAACAGAAGCTAATGGGTATACATTTGATCCTCATAATCCCTTTGCTCTAGAAGAAAGTCCTTAAGGTAATAAATGTTTGGATATTTTTACAATCAAAGTCTTAGAAAATTAGTCATTGGATTTGGTACATTATTCAATAATATATCTGTTGATCACGTTGATCCAGACGGTGGCAGTGATCTTAATATTCGTGTACCAATTACATATGCTTCTCAAGAAAAATTTATAAGAAGATTTTTGGAACCATCATCAATTAATGAAGGTCTTAGAATTGAAAACCAATTGCCACGCATGAGTTACATCATGACTACGATACAGGCTGATCCTAGTCGAAGAAGAAATACAAATACTCCCTCTTTTTCAAGACCAACATCAAATTGTACCGATAATCCGCTTATAATAGCCGAAGAAGTTCCTGTTAATATAGGATTTTCATTATTTATCTATACGCGACATATTGATGATACATTGCAGATTGTTGAACAGATTATGCCATATTTTAATCCACAGCACATGATAACAATGGATTTAAATGCAGCAAAACCTGGTGTAAATATACCCATAACTATGGTATCTAATAGTATTAGTGAAAGATATGATGGAGATTTTTCTACTCGTCGTGTTAATATTTCTTCATTTACTTTTGTAGCAAAAAGTTATATATTTGGAAAAGTACAATCTGGAACTGTTATTGATTCAGTTTATCTTACTGGACTGACATCTGGAATAGCTTTTGGAATTGATTCATGAATAAACAATTAGCTCAATTTTTTAATGTTCCTGTACACCCAGACTCCAAACCAAAAGAAATTTTAGGTGGTACATATGATGCAAATAATTTTCAAAAAGATTATTCACTTGTACAATCAAATCTAAAAGATTTGATTGGCAGTGGCAACATAGCACTAGAAGCTGCATTAAAAGTCGCCACAGAATCAGATGCTCCCAGAGCATTTGAAGTGGTTGCCATTCTTTTAAAAACAATGGCAGATCTTAATAATAATGTTCTTGATGTTCATAAAAAAGCCAAAGATACTACAAATAGTAAAACTGAAATAAAACAGACAAATAATTCTGTATTTGTTGGTTCGACAAAAGATTTACAGAATCTGTTAAATAAAGATAGAAGTACAGAAAAAAATGTGATTGATATAGAGGCAATAAAGAATGAGTCTCAACAAGAATAATCACGGATATAGAAATAATTCAAAACTTAAACCACCTGGCATTGAGCTCCAGTATACAAAAGAACAACTAGACGAATATATTAAATGTGCAAATGATCCTGTATATTTTTGCAATAAATACATCAAAGTAAAGACTCTTGACAAAGGCATCATGCCCTTTGAATTGTATGACTATCAACAAAAGTTTGTTGATTATATTCATAAAAATAGATTTGTCATTTCCAAATGGCCCCGCCAGTCTGGTAAGTCTACCTCTGTAATTGGTTATATCTGTCACTATATTACGTTTAATCAAAGCGTAAGCGTAGCTATCTTGGCTAATAGATTAAAGACGGCTAAAGACGAGTTGTATTCAAAATTACAGTTAGCTTATGAAAATTTACCACAGTTTTTGCAACAAGGTGTTGTGGAATGGAATAAAACATCTTTAAAATTGGAAAATGGGTCCAGAGTAGTATGTGATGCTACTTCTTCCGGTGCAATCCGCGGTGGTTCATTTAACTTTCTTCTTCTGGACGAATACGCCTTCTTGCCATCTCACGTAGCCGAAGAATTCTATGCATCTACCTATCCTACTATTTCAGCAGGTACTACTACCAAGCTTGTAATAGTTTCTACCCCCAATGGCATGAACCACTTTCATAAACTTTGGGTTGATGCCAATAGAGCAGAGGGACACAAACTAAAGAATAAATTTATTCCCGTAGAAGTTAGTTGGAGAGATGTGCCCATTACATCTGGTGGAAGAAAAAGAGACGATGTTTGGGCAGCGGAACAGATTGCCAATACAAGCCCCGAGCAATTTGAACAGGAATATGGCTGTAGTTTCTTGGGATCGTCCAACACACTGATCGCTACATCAAAATTAAACGTTCTGGCACCAGAGGAGTTTTTGGAAGAAGACTCTGATGGTCTTAGGATATTTGAACATCCCAAAAAAGATGAAATTTACTTCTTACAGGCTGATGTCTCAAGAGGACAAGGTTCAGACTATTCGGCATTTACTGTAATAAATGGTACTTCGGCTCCATATAAGGTAGTTGCATCATATCGAAATAATGCAGTAAGTCCTTTTAATTTTCCAAATGTAATTAAAAAAATTGGAGAACGATATAATAATGCTTATGTATTAGTAGAAACAAATGACATCGGTGGTCAAGTTTCTTCTATACTTTATAATGATTTGGAATATGAAAATGTTCTTATGACCAAAATAATGGGTCGAAAAGGACAAATGTTATCACAAGGATTTGCTGGTGGAAGAAGTGAAATGGGATTAAGAACAACTGCCCAGACCAAAAAATTAGGGTGTGCTATATTTAAACGGTTAGTAGAAGAAGATAAAATTTTAATAAATGATGAAAGAATATTGGGTGAATTAATAACATTTGTTTCAAAGTCAAATACATTCAAGGCAGAAGAAGGACATAATGACGATCTGGTAATGACTTTGGTATTCTTTGCTTGGTTGACAAGACAAGAATACTTTGCAGATTTGATTGAAAGTGCAAAATTTAATTACGAAGAAGCCAAAAAGCCAGAAGATGACAATACTTTATTCATGTTAAGTGAAGAATCTATGGAAGATGATGAATTTTCTGATGGAAATGTCGTTTGGAAGAAGGTATAAAAAATTACTAAATATTAGTGATAAAAAAGGACAATCATGCCAACTCTTAGTTCTTTT